GCCGCAGCAGGTAGTGCTCTTATTGTCAATGCACCGAACAACAGCCAAATGGTAAATGCACCCACGACAATGGTAGGTTCAATGACAACAAGAAATGCCGACATGTCTCGTAGAGATATGAACAGTTAATAAAAAAACCCCCTTCCCGAAGGAAGAGGGTTTTCTTGTAACTATTTAATTGTCTATCAGAACTGAATCTGAAGTTGGGTACGGACGAGGTATTCACCTTCGGATGCACTTGCATTCCATCCAGTGGTTCCCAAATCCCAACCTGCATCAATGCCGTTCATAGCATAACCAAAATCGGTTGTCCACTTAACGTGGTCATTGATGAAGTAGTTTGCACCCACAGTAAGAACACTGAGGTTCTCTGTAGCACCTTCCAACTCACCGAATTCATATGCAAGGAAACCTTGTAGGTCTTCTGTACACATGTAAGCGGCACTAAACGTAGTTGCCCAGTTGTCTGCTGCATCACGGTTTACACCGACATACGCAGCAGTCAAATCAAGACCACCAAACTTGATACCAGTGTCTACGGTGTAAGTAGTGTAGTCACTATCTACCAAATCGTTCCAAGAAAGAGCAGCACCAAAATTCCACCAGTCGGTGACATCCCAATCTGCACGAGCGGTAAGAGCATAACCATTCTGGACACCAGCACCATTAGCACTGTTGAATCCATCAGTATATGCGGCACGGAGGTTTAGTGCTCCGAAGTCCTTACCAAACTCAATACCCTGTGAACGGCCTTGGCCAAAGGTATATGCAACGATTGAACGGTCTACAGCAAGAGTATCAACTCTTGATACAAGAACTTCCTTCATGAAAGGAGACTTGAACTGACCAAATCGAAAGTCAAGACCTGCGATTTCACCAGTACCATATGCATCCTTCAATTCGAAGTTTCCACCGTCACTCCACTGACCACTGACCTTGTAACCAAAGTCGTAGATGTCACCACTCAGAATGAGTCGTGTTGCGGGGAGACTGAAACCATGATTGGCTTCGGCATCACCACCACCATTGTAGTCAAATCGAGTCTGTACAAATCCGTTTACGTTAACAGTTACGGGGCTTCCATTGCCCTGCAACATCGAACGAGTTTCTGCATCAGCGAGTACACTTCGAACGAGTGCTCGGTTTTGTCGAACACGTTCCTTGTCCATCCAAGAATCGGCTGTTGCATTCGCAGATAACTCTGCAATTCGTGCTTCTGCCGCAGCCAGACGAGCCTGAAGGTCAGTTTCATCTGCTACCGCAAATCCAGCAATAATCATTACCGCTGCAATCGCACCATAAATTGTCCACTTCTTTTTAGTCATGGAAATTCTCCTTAAACCAAAAATTAGTTGACTGCGTTAGTTACAAGACCCCAGAGGGACTGGAGTGCTTGTCCGACCCAAACGACACCTTCCCATGCGAAGGGAATGAGTGCGAGAGTGATTAGGCAAGAGCGACTAACACCAACCTTACCAAGACCCTTGGCAACTACATCGTTGCCACACTGTACGGGACATTCATTAGACTTGCTCATTTTAGTATCTCCTATTTCTGAGCATCCCCATCATCGTTATTCCAAGAATGTCGTGGGGATTAAACGACAACGGGAAAACCTATTCCCAAACTTGGATTCACTTATTTAGTGTCCTTAAAAAATTGACACCCCACATTATACATGTTTACTGTGGGGTGTCAACTATAAAATTATTATTTTTTCAATCTTCGGAAGCAAGACGCTCGAAGTATGAAAGTGCATCATCTCCTTCATCGTTATCACTAGTATTAGTGGTAACAGGAGTTTCCGATTCTGCTGGAGCAATAGAAGTATCAACCTCTACACTTTCAGCACTGGTAGCAATAGTGGTATCACCATCACCGAGAACGGTTTGAAGTCGTTCCTTCAGTTCATCATAACTCTTGAATTGTTCGGGAGAGATAAACTCATTGAGGTCGTGCTGAGTCTTCCAAAGTTCTTCCAACTTTGTATCATCACCATCATACAGTTCAGAAGGTGAATCAAATTCACTCTTATCGTAGTTGATGAATCCAGCAACCTTACGAACCTTGAGACGGAAGTTTGCACCAGTCCAGTAATCGAACGGATTTACAGGAGTCTCATCCTCAAACTCAGGATTCATAGATTCCATAATCTTATCGAAAATCTTCTTACCAAACTTATAGAGGAAGACCTTGCCCTCATTGTCGGGGTTCTTGGGGTCACTCACAACCATAATGTTTGCGATGTAAGTAAGACGACGCTTCTGCTTTCGAGCAATTTCCTTACCTTGTTCAGTTCCAGAATTCCACA